TTCATCAACAATTATTCGATGACACAAACCGACGACTTCCATCGTATCTTTCTTCGTATAACTCTGAAGCTTATACGCTTTTCGTCCCTGACGACGAATAATTGATGTCCGATCGTCCCCGAATCGAGCTGGATCTACACCAATAAGTAGAGGGCCAACTCCTTCTGCTTTCGCTTTTCGCGCTTTCATTACGATTTCAGGCGCAATAAAAACATCCTCTCCAGATGTTTGAAAAGCCTCGACAGGATTGCAAGGATACTCTTGCATAAACCCTTTTGAACCGTCAAATCCGCCAACTGAGAGCTCAACAATCTTATAGCGACGCCACATGATCTGATGCGCAGTAAGATCATAGATTCTGGATAATTCTTCTTCTTCGTCTGTCAAAGTAAAATCTTCTGGAACTGAACGTCTATATTCTTTTTGCCAATACCAAGGAATGAAAATAGGGATAAAATCTGATTGGCCGGTTTCTGCTAGCTGCCATTGTTCATGGAAATAATTTCCTACCCCATTCGCTGTTGACTCAAAAAATATTTCAGTTCCAGGTTCGCTTGGCACCGCCTGCAAAATACCTTTTGCGTGCTCTGCCGCATTTGGCCAGAAGGCTACTTCTGATGCGTGAAAGAACTGAATGGTTGAGGATCGACCCACCCCTTTATTTCCAGCAGTACCAATCTTGTATCCTGATTCAAGACCCCCAAATAAAAGCTCTTTTGCATTGCTGGTGTCCAATCCCGGCTTTACTTCCTCCGGACAATACTGATGATATCGCTGCGCCATTTCAAATAAGTTATTTGTGGCATCTGAGTCATGGGTAAGGATAAACGCACGCATACCAATATGGTTGGTAACTTTTTGATATCCACGACCTTGAATGTATGTAGACAAACCAAGTTGACGCCCTTTTAAAATAATTGCGCGGATGAAACCTTTTTCTCGTTTTTGCTGTTCGATTTTTCTATCAAGATACAACTGCCCCTCATTCAAAATAAAAGGAACAATAGCGCCTGATTTGGTACGAATCTTTAAACATTTTCTAGCATAGAACGGATAGTCATCACGAAGACGCTTACGAAGCTTGATCTCTAACTCATCCAAATTGCTCATTCAGAATTAAGATCCTCATCATTCTGGAATCTCTTTACAAAAGATTCTTGAGCGTTAATTGTGACTTCTGTGGGGGCGTTATGACCTTGCATCTCATTTGAGATCTTAATCATTCTAGCCATATTCTCCCAGTCGCAATTTTCATAAGAATTAACAATAACGCTATCAACCATCTTCAACTTTTCAATTTTGGTTAACAGCGCCTCTTTCTCAAGCTCTTTCTTCTTTGCTTCAATTGCCTCTTTCACTTTAGGATTTTTCTTTGTTTCATGCGCCAAAGACTTCAATAGCTTTGTATCTTTATAACCTGCCATACGAGCAGCTTCCGTTGCATTTTCCGCAAGAAATAATGCGTCAACGAATTTTCGTTGTTTATTCGTAAGCTCTTTTGTCTTGTATCTCATATATGTCACCCAGATAATGCAGCTATCGCATCCTCATGTTTAACGGCTTTTGGCCTACCAGATTTACTTTTTGGTTTTTCCTTTTTTTCCTTCAAAAACTCAATAGGTTCTTCTACATGATCAACCCAACCCAATCCAGAACAGGTCTGACATTTCTTCTCAATACAGCCCAAACCCATAAGAACCTTACGGCCTTTACATGAATCACAACGTTTTAATTCAGACATTAACAACCTCTCTTGCTAGGCATACGCTTCTTGTCTTGCTTCTTGTCTTTTTTGATAGATTCTTCTTTCATAAGGTTTCTTCCTCTTCCGTTTTGGACCACTACATAAAATAGGCTTTGGTGACTTAAAAGTTTTCTTACCCTCACTCATAACTTTCAACCGCTCGGGGTCAGCTTCTCTTAAAAAAAACTCTACCGTCTTGTCGTAATTAATAGGAGTTTCTGTATCGATTTGTCCGTAATACGTATACAAAATCATAAGACCTCTTTTATTATTGAAAATTCAATATTCAACTGTAAAGTCAGGGTTAGGATCGTCAGTTGGGCTGACCATAACCACTCGAAAAACAATATCTTTTATTCGGTCTGGAATATCATCATCATTTGGATTTTCAGTAAAACTCACATAGATCTTGGCTATGACGTATATCGTCAAAAGAGAAGCAATAAGATATCGTTTCTTAAAATATCTTTTATTCATAGGCTCGATTTAGCCACCCCGTCAGATAGCGCGGTTTATTTAGGCTGCGGTAGAATCCAGCAGCTTCACTTCTCAATGCCGAAAGGAGCTCATTAGGATTGGCATTATTCACAGCGGAAAATGTCTTTTCACCTAAAATACCGTCTTCCAGCAAGATAACGTTACACGTAGAACGTAGCGCTCTTTGTAGGCATTTATGCGCTTGTTTCGCGCCCATGTTTACAGCTAAATCAAAGACCTTTGTTGCAATTTGTTGATTGATTATTTTTTCGTATTGGTGCCTGTCCCACCACTGAACGCGGTAAAGAACTAGGGCATCGGCTTGAGTCATATATCGAATATCTTCTGAATTCACGCGGCCATCTTCGTTGAAGTCGCCATCCAAAAAGCCGTCATGGTTCAAGTCACCAAGGGACTGAAGATATCGCAGAGAAATACCATATTTAGTTGGACCACCTGGATCATGCGGGTCGTTGGAGTAGAAACCTTCGTGCTTTAATACCGTGAGAATAGCTGTATCAAAGTTGCTCATTGTTATCCTTTGAATATTGTACACTTATCAAACATTATAAATATAAGTTATTAAAATTCAATATTTAATTTGATTTATTAATGGATGAATGAATAATTTGAACAAAAAATGGTAAAATGTATTTTTAGGAGGTGATTTATGAATAAAAAACCAAATCCTTTAAGCAAGCTTGGTCTTCAGGGTGACTCCCAGGAAGAGTTTGGTTTTGCCACACAAGATTGGGTTCCCTTAGATAAAAATGGAAAAAAAATATTGGAAGAAATGATTTCTATACCCATTACTCAAAATCCACCTAATGATGGAAGAGAATGGGTGAAAGCTGATTGAGCGCATCAGCACTCATCTAGTTCTCCTATTCTCCTATTCCACTTTTCTATTACTTCTTTCCTTGAGTGAAAAGTATGAAATTCAACATCGCAATTACTGCAATAAAGCCCCCATACTTCGTCATTTTCCGTGTACGTTCCATCGTCATCACAGCCTAATGAAGAACGGATATCCTCTTCTCCGCAAAATGGGCACGGTTTCAGCTCTACGTCATCCATCCAGCTCTCCTATTTCTTCTAGTATGTCGGTGGCTCTTGAAATGATAATAGACAGCCCTGCAGCACTTGATTCGTAGCAACCCTCGTCTTTTTCTTTTGCAATTTCTTTCACAAACCCCAGCAGCTTCTGATATTTGTCTCTATTATTCAACGCATCTACCATGACCTTAGCCTCTTCCATGGTTGCCCCCACTCTCAAATCCGCAACCAAATTCCCGTCTTTGGCTTCATCACGCCAGATAGCCATAGGTTTTCCTGTACTAACCGGGTGATATTCGAATATGTATTTTGTCATTCCTGCTTCTCCTCCTCACTGTCTACTGGCGCGGCCGGGAGGGGCATCCAGTACACGAGATCATCAAAGGGTACCGAAAACGGAGAGGAATATGACTCCGGAATAATATGCCACTCATTACAAATATCGTCCTCCCATGTACATTGACTAACAATAAAAATATAGCCATTCTTTAGAAAACCTAATACTTTTGTTCCTATATCCGGCAACCTATCCTTCACACTAATCCACTGGCTCATCTTTATTCCTCTTCACTGTTATCTATGTACCCACTAAACGCACACATAATATCATCCAGATCCTCTGAAACCTTTTTTGATGCCTCTGGATGTGAATGCATTAATACCCCCTGGGCATAGCCGAGAGCTCTAATGATTTGAATTTGTAATGCGTAGTCACTTGCAAGGCTCATCGGTTCTCCTCCAGATCCGCTAGTTTCTTATCAACAGACTCTTTTGAATTTTTAGAAGCCTTTTCCATACACTCCCTGCAATAACAATATCTAGTTTCGACGATAGGTTCGTGTGGCATTAGTCATTCCTCATCATTAATAATTACCACAAATACCTTCGATTCTTTCCCAGTCTCGAAAATATGGATTATCATCTTTAATACTTGTAACAATCTGATTACAACATTTACATTTATATATAGATGGATTCATTCCCTCATCGTAAAGAACATCCAGAAAAGTAGAAATACTAACTCCCAATCTTCCAACACCCGGAATTTTCTTCATAATTTTATCTGCTTGTTCTTGGGTAATAACCCTATCCATCTCAAAAGGATGATAGGTTCTATAGTGGCCATTATTTTTATCAATAAAAATATATCTCATCACTCATTCCTCAGCGTGATTTCGCCTGTGAATTCTTTAAAATTGTCCTCAATCCAGGTGTCCGAATACCCACCCGGGCCAACAAGGCTAGTAACATTTTCAATTGCGATACCTTCTCCATTCCCGGTAAAAATGACTATTTCTCCGTCTCTTGCAATCCCAATCCACGGATATTTTTTTGGTACTTTATTCTCTTCAGATTGCTTAACTATCACTTCCATCTTTCACCTCATCAACACGCGTAACAATAACGGGAGCATTCAATACAATTTTATGAGCCTCACCTATGCTTTCTGCCTCAATCACTTCGTCTATTTCTTTTTGCAACCAAGCTCTGATCCTATACTTCGGCATCTTTCACCTCCGGCNNNGGAATCAGGTTGTTTTCTAGCAAGTGGATCAACATTTTTGTCCGGGCGTTGGCTTCAGTTGAATCTTGCTCTTCATGAAATGAAGCTTTACCTTTTCCTTCATAACCGTATGCAACTCTTTTAGGACCAAGATAAAAGTAGCAAAATAAATTTACTTCTTCATCGTTAACAATGAACTCATCAGGCAACATCTCCCCGAGCTCGGCGACGGTGTACGCAGGATAAACTTCAACCTCTAGTCCGGGCAGAACTCTTCTATTAAAAAGCATGGAATCTTTAATAGATGACGGCTCTATAACATGCTGCAATACCTTGTCAATACCCGCCCTCTTACCAATAATATGATAAAAATAACTCTCCTGCCTAACCCC